ATCTGTTCCCCATGGTTTATCTAATTGATGTCTACAGTAAAGCTGTAAAATTTTAAGTTCTTCTTTATTAAAAAAATTTTTTATTAGTTTATATTTAGTTGTTTTTATATTAACCATGACACAATACTATATCTAGTTCCTTTTGTTATAGGTTCTATTTTATGGGGATATAAAAAACTACTAGGAAAAAATAAAACAGTCCCTTTTTTACACTTAACTCTTTTCATTTCATCTTTTAAGTTTTGTTTATAAAATATAAAATCTCCACCTTCGTAGTCATCATTTAAATTAATAATACAGCTCAATGTTCTTTGAGTATTAAACGAATGATCCAGATGGGGTTCATATTTTCCTCCAGGTTCATACTTTAATAAATCAATCTGATTAATGTTAGAGGTTTCAATTTGAGGAAATTTTATTTTATAATGAGAATAATGAATGGTTATAAAGTCTTGGATGTGTTTAAAATAAACTTTGTCCGATATAAGATTTTTTTGTAATGAGTAGCCCAGAACATTTCTTATCTCTGGTTTTAGCCCACTCGAAACATTTAATTTAGTTTGAGCTTTGTGGTCTATATACTCTATTAAACGACTTAAAAGTGGTTCTGGAAATTTAGGAATTATTTCTATAATGGCTTCTTCTATGTTCATTTTTTTACTAGTCGTTTTGTTTTAAAAGCTAATGTAATTCTAGGAACATTATTAGTAGGAGCTAATCCTTTATGCATTTTACGAGCATCAAACCAGATTAGACGATTAAATTTATATTCATATTTTTTTTCATTCTGAATTTCAAACTCTCCTCCTTCTACATTTTTTGAAAGCATATATAAAAAAGTAGTGTCGGCCCCTTCTCCTATGTCCGGATGCCAATCACCATCCATCCCTGTGTACTGGAGGTTTGTGTACATTACAACGAACTCAGAGGGTATAATTTTTTGAATCTTATGAAATAAAAAATCTGTCATACAGGAAGCAGGAATACTTCCAGATAAATGTGAGCGAGAGGAATGGGGAAGGGATGTATGACCCGTATAATAAGGAATATCTCTATAAAAATAAACAGAAAGAAAGTCTGCTAATTCTTTATCCAACCAATCATCTATAAATTCTGTCTTTATCATTTCTTCTTATCTTATATCATAGTTATAAAAGCTGTCAATTTTGTGGCTTTTATTCTTATTATAACTAATATATAAGAGAAAAACCATGTTACAGAAACTAGGATTTTTACCCGGATTTAATAAACAAGTCACAGAAACAGGGGCCGAAGGCCAATGGTTCGATGGAGACAATGTAAGGTTTAGATATGGGACACCCGAAAAGATAGGGGGTTGGTCTCAATTAGGGGAAGATAAACTTACAGGAGCCGGTAGAGCACTTCATCATTGGGACAATGGTGCTGGTGTTACCTACGCTGCGATAGGAACCAATAGAATTTTATATGTTTATTCAGGGGGAGCGTACTACGATATTCACCCTATTAGAGCTACTTTAACCGGTGCTGATTTTACCAGTACCGCTTCATCTGCCACTGTTACTGTTACAACAACCACTGCTCATGGTTTAGTAGAAAGTGACGTTGTTTTATTTGGTGTGGTAACAGGATTATCCGGATCAACATTTACTAACGCCAGCTTTCAAGATCAGAAATTTATGGTGATCACTATTCCATCAGCCACTACCTTTACTATTACAATGACGACTACAGAAGTAGGGACGCCTATAACTAATGCCGGATCTGGAGCTGTTAGTTTATATTACACTGTCGGTCCTTCTCAACAATTAGGTGGATATGGTTTTGGTACAGGATTATGGGGCGGTACTGCTGCAGGACCCGCAACAACTACTTTAGCGAGCGGTCTTGCAGATGATGCTGCAGTTACAACTATCGTTCTAACAGATTCGTCTGCCTTTCCATCGTCAGGTGAAATAAGAGTTGGAACAGAAGATATTAGTTATGGTGCTAACGATACATCAACAAACACATTAACTGGAGGAGCCCGTGCGGTCAACTACACCACAAGAGCAGCTCATTTGTCCGGAGCAGCAGTTACGAATATTACAGACTATGTAGATTGGGGAGGATCTTCTTCTTCAGACATTACAATTGCTCCAGGATTATGGGTATTAGATAACTATGCAACAAAATTAATAGCACTTATTTATAATGGAAAATGTTTTGAATGGGACTCTGCCCCATCTAATGCAACTTCTATTCGAGCAACAGTATTACCCAATGCACCTACTGCATCCCGTCATGTGTTAGTATCAACACCTGACAGACACTTAGTATTTTTTGGAACAGAAACAACTGTTGGAGATACCGATACTCAAGATGATATGTTTATTAGATTCTCCGATCAGGAAAGTATTGATCAATCAGAATCTTATACAGTAACCTCTACCAATACAGCAGGCACTCAAAGACTCGCCGATGGCTCTAAAATTATGGGGGCTATCAGAGGTAGGGATGCCATATATGTTTGGACCGATACAGCATTATTTCTTATGCAATTTGTTGGTGCTCCATTTACCTTCTCATTTCAACAAGTAGGAACTAACTGTGGATTGCTTGGTAAAAATGCTAATATAGAGGTTGATGGTACTGCCTATTGGATGTCTGAAAATGGATTCTTTGCATACGATGGTCAGTTAAAATCAATGCCATGTTTGGTAGAAGATTATGTATATGAAGATATTAATATTACTGCAAGAGATATTGTTAACTGTGGTTTAAACAATCTCTTTGGAGAAATAAGCTGGTTTTATTGTACGTCTGGCTCGGATGTAGCCGATAGGGTAGTTACTTATAACTATCTAGACTCAACATCAAAAAGACCTATATGGACTACAGGTACTTTACCCCGAGCAGCATGGCGAGATTCATCTGTATTTAGTAAACCTCATGCAACATACTTTAACCCGGACGATAATGCTTCCTTCGATGTTACTGGTAATACTGACGGAACTACTATATACTTTGAACAGGAAACAGGGACCGATCAAGTAACTACAGGGGGAATAATTACCGCTGTAATAGGATCGATTACTTCGGGTGATTTTGATATTACTCAACGTAGAAGTAATACAGGACAAACCGTGGGTATGCCCGATCTTAGAGGAGATGGCGAATTTATAATGAGAATTAGTAGATTTATACCAGATTTTATTTCACAAACAGGCAATACTGCTGTTAAATTTAAAACAAAAATTTATCCAAACAGCTCTCAAGTAACCAATACTTTTAGTTGTGATAGTACTACAACTCAAAAAAACGTTAGAATAAGAGCTAGACAAATTGCTTTAGAGGTTGCTAACACAGCTGCAGCAGAAGATTGGAAATTAGGTACGTTTAGATTAGATGTACATCCAGGAGGAAGAAGATAATGGCTACTGTTTATCACGGAGTTCCTGCGGCTTACGATTGGGGTACCCCCAATCGTGATTTACTACAAAAGTATTGGGAACAAATATCTACCAGACAAAATCGTATGGAGAACCCTGACCGGTTGTCCCAAATAATTAATAAATTTACTGGCGGTGGACAACGTCCAGTAAGTGAAATGATACCAGGTTTAGATACATCCTTAGTTGGGGGTAGTGTTTTAGATGCTACAGGCACAACAGGAGATATGGGAGCAAAATTTTATAGACCTGATTTAGAATTTTCAGGCTCACAGCTTATGCCAGAGGGGCCGGAGTACAGAAACGCTTTATCTAAAATTATAGATATATATAGACAGGAAGGGGTTGCTGCCAAAGACATGGATTTATCAAGAGAAAATATTTCAAAACTAGCTGAGGCAGGGGGCCTATGGGAAGGGGCGAACTATGCAAAATATTTACCTGCACCTCTTCAAAAAGATGAGAGAATGTCGGCAATGTTTCCTTCAATTAGTGGAATATTAAGTGCCGCGTTACCGTCCCCATATCATGATAAGTTTACATTACCTCAACAAGCTTACACTCAATTGAACATGGGTTATTCAGGCCCAACAGTATTTGGGCAACACGGCACTAATTTATCTAACTATGATATATTCGGAAGAAACGTAAGACATGGCGGCGAGAGAAGTTATGACCAAACTCAACAAAGAGATATCGATAAATTAGATAAGTTGTGGGGTGTTGGTGATCAAGAAGTTTCTAAGTCATTTAAAGGCAAAGATTATTATTCGGAAGGTCTGTCGTTAGAATATGACGAGGACTCTGATTCATATATGTTTAAAGAAAATGGTGTGCTTACATCTAATGCACAAAAAGCAAATAAAATGAATCAAATGAATTTATTTAGATACAATTATGATAAAAAAGGTGTGAGAGAAATGGGGAACATCCAAAAAGCTTTTGACATAAATAAAGAGCAGAGAAAGGCATACGAAGAGCTAACTAGACAAGAACAAGATGCAGCTGATATAAGATTTCAAGATACTAGAGACTATGATGAATACGCTGGAGTTGGTGGAGTACCTATTCATAAAATAGAGGCACCGGTTTATACCTACGAAGGAAGTGATGAACAAGATAAAGCTAATGAAGGATCTTCTTTTGGAGGAAGTAATATAGGGGATACTAAACATGGGTCGAGTGGAATGACAAAAGATGAACACGCTGCTTTTAGAATGGCAGGCGGCGGAAGAGTAGGACTTAAAGATGGAGGAACATGGAGTCCTGGAGTAGGAAGAACGGCCGAAGGTTATATCGACCGACCAACTGAGATCGAGACTGACACTACTGAAACTGTAGATATAGAACCTTCTTTGGTATTCGGACAGGATACTGATTTTGATATTAAAGATTTTAAGGACAAGGGGTTTGGTGTACCTTTTGATTTAAACCCTACAACTCTGGCTAGAATACAGGGAAATATTTATCCAACCGAAGAAGACCTAATTAATATTGAAGGCAGTTTAGGTGTTGGTAATGATAAATATAATTTGACTACCGATTTTACTGACGAAGGAGTTATTGGTACAAATGTAAATTTGAATAATTTCTATGCAAACATAGACCCATATAAAAATGTAAGTGATCTAGGATATGCCAATAACATAGGTGATTGGAACTACGACATTAATTACCGACCAGAGAATAAGAATCTTATGCTTCAAATAGGCAAGTCTTTCAAAAATGGCGGAAGGGTCTATTTAAATTTAGGGGGACTAGCAAGTTTATTATAATGGCAAAGATAGTACAATCATTAACAAGGGCAACTAAAGAGTACGAAGAAAAAACATTCCAATCTTTAGTAAGAGATCTGGACTCAGTGATAGCAAAATTAAATACATCCTTTCAACAAGAAATGAAACAAGAGATAGAAGCTAAAAGTTTCTTTTTAGAATAATGGCAGTAGTAAATCAGTATAAAATGTATGGAGTAACCAGCACATCAGCCGAAGGTCCTATTAAATTCTTTGGAACTACTTTGGTACCCCCGGTAACTGGAGTGGCTACTCAAAACCCTTTGATTAATGAGACCTATATTGTTAAATCATTACATGTAACAAATAAGTCAGCATCTAATACTCCAACCATTACGATTACCAACAATGGTTTTCAAGTTATTAATACTCAAACTTTAGTAGCCGCTACCAGCGTAGAGATTCTAAGCAATCCAATGGTGGTGGAAGGTGATACAGTTCTTTCTTATACTACAGCCGGAACTGTAAGCGATGGAGTAGACATCACGATTAGTTATTTAAATATACAAAAGGAGAGACTAGACTAATGAAAACAGTAAAACCTACGAAAGTAGAAACAACTTATAGACACAAAGAAACTGGAGAGATTTTTAAGGAGAGAAAAGACTGGGAAGTAAAGGGTTTTAAGAATGAAGAGATGGCTCAAGACGTAAAAGTTATCATGCCCCCTCTTGATTTGTTAGCAGAAACAAAGTAAAACCAACAATTAAGGTTAAATTATGGCTATTTCAAACATGCAACAACCACTACAAATACAAGGAGGCTTAGGAAGTCTACGGGACCCAAGACAAAATTATGGTCTAGGTAAGCTTGTTAAGAAAGCTGTTCGTGGCATTAAAAAAGTTGCTAAAAGTCCTCTAGGTAAAATGGCTCTGTTGGCAGGGGGTGCGTATTTTGCACCTGCCTTATGGGGCGGAGCAAAAGGTCTTGCTGGATGGAAAACTGGACTTGGTGCTTTAACTAGTAAATTTGGTGCAGCTAAGATGCCAGCTATGTTGACTAGAGGTATGGGGGGAACTCCTGCTGGAGGTGGAGGCTTTTGGACCAAAGGTCTAGGAAGATTTTTAAACCCATGGTCAAGTGGAAAATTTAGTGGCAAACATGCATTTGCATTAGCAGGCGGAGCATCAATGCTCGCACCTCTTTTATTTGGTGGGGGTGATGAAGAAGAAGAGCCTATGGATATGTTAGATCCAGCTGAAATAAAGCGAAGAGCTATAGCCCATTACAGTGTTCCTGACGCAGGTTTAAATTTCATGCCAGGTAAACAATTCGTGCAACCAAATTTTTATACAGCAGCTAGTGGTGGAAGAGTTGGTTTGTTAAATGGTGGTGGTGCAGGAGACGAACAACTACAAAAAATGCTAATGGCAGAATTTGTAAAATATAAAAACCAAGGTGGCACATTAACTTTCAAACAATTCGTCCAAGCAATCATGCAAGCACAGCAACAAGAGCAACAAGGCGGCGGTATGGAACAGCCACAAGAAGTAGCTATGGCTGCTGATGGAGGAAGAATAGGATTTCAAGACGGTGGATATCAAAACATATTTGAAACTGGTGCAATAACACAAACACCAAATAATCCATTTAGAGATGATACAAGCAATCGTCCTGATGATAATTTGGTGGCTTTTGAACCTGGTTCAAAATTAGATGTGGAATTAAAACTTCTAAACAAAAATCCAAACTTAAATCCTGCACGTTTAAAATATTTAATGGAACAAGATGTAGAAGCATGGGATCCTGAAAAAGGTGGTGACCCATCAATACCTTTGTCTTTACCAGCCAATGAATATGGACAAATATTATTCAGCGCAGAGGGCGGTCGAGTAGGTGCATATAATGGTGGTTTTATGGGTGATGATGAAGATGAATATAATTATAATCCATATAAAGCTATGGATATGTACAAAAGACGACGTAAACAAGATGGAGGAATTATGGAAACTGAAGTAGCAGAAGAAATGATTGACCTAGGTGGAAAAGAAAAAGATTATAGAGAGACTGGTGGCTTTGTTGAATTAGGTAGAAAAGAACGAGCAGATGATGTACCAGCTAGATTAAGTAAAAACGAATTCGTTTTCACAGCAGATGCAGTTAGAGCTGCAGGCGGTGGAGACATTGATGCCGGATCAGAAGTTATGCAGAACATGATGGATAACCTAGAAGCCGGCGGAGAAATTTCTGAAGAGTCACAAGGACTTGAAGGAGCACAAGCAATGTATGATCAACAACAAATGTTAGAATCGAGAGTAATATAATGGCAAGTTATTTAGATGATATAGTAAAAGATTACGCCACGCAGGCAACCGCGGCATATCAAGTACCAATCGACACAAGTAAATTTACAGGAAGACAATTTGTTGCCGGCGAAGATCCTTTACAGACCCAAGCAATTGGTATGGCACAACAAGGTGTTGGATCATATACACCATATTTACAAGCGGCACAGGCTGCACAGGCTGCAAGCGCTGGGCAATTAGGGGCGGCAGCATCAACGGTAGGAGGTTTACAAGGATTAACTGGAGCACAAGCTTACCAACCTTATATGTCTCCTTATCAACAACAAGTTATTGACACATCCTTAGCACAATTTGACAAATCCAGACTAGCTGGTCAACAAGAAATTAAAGATGCAGCTGTGGCTGCTGGAGGTTTTGGTGGTGGTAGAGAAGGAGCAATGTTAGGTCAATATGATGCCGATACTTTAACAGGGAGAACTGCATTACAAGCATCAATGTTACAACAAGGATATGAAAACGCACAGCAGGCTGCACAAAGAAATTTTGGTAACATAGGCACTATTGCTAACATGCAATCAGGATTAGGCACTGCTCTTGCAGGACAGGCCCAAAATCAAATGGGATTAGGTAACTATCAAAGAGCTGGTATGGGTCAAGATATTTCTGCACTAGGAACTATGGGAGCAATGCGTCAAGGACTAGGTCAGGCACAGTTATCAGCTGATCAACAAGCATTACAAACAGCCGCCTACGAACCATTTGGAAGACTAACTAATTTTGGTAACACTTTAACAGGTCTTCAAGGTGGTATGTCTGCAGCACAATATCAACAACCAGGTTCATCTAACCCATGGCAAACTGCATTAAGCACAGCAATGGGACTTGGTGGATTGTATGGAAAAATATTTCAACCACAACAATCA